ATGAATGGATGCATAATAGAATGTCAGCAGGTGATGGCGTTTGGACTGAAAATAAAGAGTTTCCTATAACAAAAACAAATTTTGTACAAGGGTGTAGGATGGTTTATGGAAAAATTTTAAGAAGATTAGAAGTAATGGTAGACGGAACTGCTGTTTTATGTTGTGATGATGCTACAAAATTAACAAATTACGGCAATGTTTTTGAATTAGGTATAGAGAAGGTGTGGCAAAACTTACGAAAAGAGCATGATTTAATTTATAATAAAGAATATTCAGAGAAAAAACAAAATTTAATTTGTAATACTTGCAGTAGAGCAACATTTAATTGGACAGACACATTTCAAAGTGAAATGATGCAAGAAATAAAAAAAATATCAGTTAAAACTAACCTAGAATTAATTTAGCACAAAAGAAAAAGGCGACCGAAGCCGCCTTTCTCTAAGATTCAAAATAATCGTTAAAGATTATTTAAATTTTAAGTTTGGTGAAGTACTCATGTCTACTTTACCTAAGTAGTCGCCTGCATTACCAAGTGAACTTGCAGTGTTTGTTAACTCTACATATCCATATCTTGTTAAGAAGCCAACAACTGGTTCGAAAGTAGCTGGATCAAGTACAACGCCTGAAGACATTAAAGGAATGTAAGGACAATAAAACGCTGGTGCGTCTGCCTCACTTGCTCCTTTGTAACCAACTAATACGTCGGTTGCGTCTACGGCATATGCGTCAACGTATACTCTCATTGAAGCGTTTAACGTACCAACAAATTTTGTGTTAGTAGGTGCTTCGAAAGTACCTTCAGTTGATCTAGCAAATGCTGATGTTGTTGCAGATTGTAAAACAGTTAAGGCAGTTGGGGAAACTACTGTCCAGTTTCCAGCTCCTCTACGTGTTCTTGTTGCAATCAAGTTAGCAACTCTGTTGATTAACACAGCCAAAGCCGCGTGTTCATCACCAACGAAAGTTGCAGTACCAGAAACAGCTGATTGGTCATAAGTTTCAGCGGCTGTTCCAGCCAATGTTCTTAGTGAGCCAATGATTTCTTGGTCGATTTCAGCCGTAATTTCTTGAGCTAAAGCCGCCATGATTTCTGCTTCTACATCTATACCTTGTTGTGCTTGAGCATCTTGAGCCGCTTCAAAAGTCCATCTAGCTGATAATTTTCTAGATTTCGCTTCTACCGGTTGTTTCAAGATTTGTATTGATAATCTGTTTCCAGGTGAACCTTCTAAAGCCGCTGTTGAGCTACCTTTAGGCGTTCCATCTGTTGTATTACCAGAATACGCTCTCGCAATTTTGAATGGAGATAATGCTTCTTCACCAGCTGTCGCGTTTGACGCCACTGTGTCTGCATATCTTATTCTTAGTGTGTGTATCTGTCCAACTGGACCGGTCATCGGCTGTACACCAACGATTTCGTTAGCTATAACAGTCGGCATTACCCGTCTAATTACTGGAAGGATTACACGGTTTAGTGTAGCAACGTTACCGGCGCTTGTAGCACCTGCAGTAGCCGCCTCAGACAAATACCTTTTAGTATTTTCTAGAATAACGCCCATTACTTTTTTCTTGTTGCCTTCTAAACCTTCGGTTAGGGCTGATTTTGTTTCACCCCATTTAGATTCAAATATATCTGACATCTATTTTTCTCCTTAGTTTTTATTAATTAATACCCGCTAATTTACGAATATTTGTTAAGTCTGCATCTTCCCTTTGTTGTCTGTTACCTTTTGTTTCTGTAATAACTTTTGTTTCTTTTACAGATGCAATTGGTTTATCAGCCATAACGTGGGGTAGATACTTGTCGAAAGAAGTTTGAAGTTTCTCAGTTTGAACTGATTCTAGCAGTTGACTCATTACTTCTCCTCTTTCTTTGCCCAATGGTTTGAGCATCTCAGCCATCTTTTCCTTGCGTTCCATCAAGTCAGCTTGTCTTTTGGACTCAGCATCTTTCGACTCAATCACCGCTTCTTTCTCTTTGACAGCCTTCTCAGCAACCGCTAGTTTTAGAGTTGTTTCATCAACAACCTTCAACAATTTAGAAGTTTCAGATTTCTCATTTAAATAAGATGCCTGATATTCTGATGCGTATGCTTCGAATATTTTTTTGCCGAAGCTAGTTTCTCTAGCCGCTGTAATATCTTCTTTTAACTGCTTCATTTCTTGAGCAAGTTTTTTGTTTACTGCGGATTCAACAACTTTGGCAGACTTTTGTATGAAAGCTTCTTTTAGTTTAGCCATTTGTGCTTTAGCTTCTGCAACTAATTTAACTTTCGTTTCTACAACGCCCTTCTTGTCTTCATGGAATTCTTTAATTTCTTTAGCAAGTGCGTTTACAACGAACCCTTCTAATTTTTTAAAGTTTTCATGAACACCTTTACGGTCGCCATGTAGTTCTTTTAACTCTTCTGATAATTTAGAAAGTATAAAACTCTCTAATTTGGCAGAATGAGCGCCTACATTTTCTTTGTAGGTTATTTTTTCTTGTGCTAGTGCTTTTCTATCTTCTATAAATTTAGAGATTTCTTCGCTTAATTTTTCAGTCATCATTTTATCAATGGCTTCGATCATGTTACCTTTATCATGCTCGTATCTTTTAGCAAATTCTTCTCTTAATTCAGCACCTACGTTTTCTTTATTTTCTTTTACTTTTGAATCCCAAGCAGTTTGGATGTTCGCTTGAACTTCCTCTGATATTGCTCCTGATTCAACTAGTTTTGATATATCAAACATTATTTTAGGTCCTTTATTATATTTGTTAGCGCCTCATTGAGGTATTTTTGTGCTCTTGCGTCATTTCTAACTTCAGCGGCCAGACCCTTCGCCTTTAATCCACCTTTTGTATTCAAAAGATGTTCATATATTGGCGTTGGGTAAGCACCCGGTGCCGAAGGTTGGGCCACAACATCAACTGTTATGATTTCGAAGTCCGAAACTTCGCCGTTACCGTACTCTGATATATTACCAGAGCCACGAGAACTAACGCCTAGTTTCACTCCTGCTTCTAACATTGTTTCGACAAGTTGGCCCATCGGTGTTGGCAAAATTTTCATTTTGCCGTATCCATTTGGCCCGTCCATCCACATTTCTGTAATCATGTGAGACACACGGTCCAAATTAATTTTTAAATCATCTGGATGATCTACTTCTCCTAGAACAGAATAACCTGATGTAATTTGATCGTTAAGCGTTTTTACTGCTTTTCCGATTTCATTAATAGGATATACTCTTTCATTTGCGTTTTTGATCCCGCCTTGAATACAGATTCCCTTCATGTACAAATCCTTGCCTTCTTTTCCTTCGTGCAAGACCTGTATTCTGGCTTGGTCATACGTTAAATGTTCTCTAAGATATAGTGACATACAGTAATAATTCTCCTTAATCTAACAGTTACGCTTTAGCGTTTACTGGAGACTTTGCAGACTTATCAGAACCGTCCTTAGTATCAGCCTTTACTTCTTTTTTAAAAGATTTAGACTTATCTATTGCTGGACTGTTCTCAAAACCACTTGCTATTTTGCCTGCTGTTGGAGCCGCTCTACCTTTTTCGTCTGCTCCGCCTTTAGCTATATTAGCCGTTGTTCCACCTGCACTTTTTACTTTGGTGTTTACTGGTGATTTTGCAGATTTGTCAGCATTGTCGGAATTATCCGCAGATTTTTGGATCTTGTATTCTTTTACAGTTTCCTTTGTTTCTGCTTTTGCTTCGTCTTCTTTAGCATCTTTTCCTTCAAGTCTAGACATTTCTGGTTGTGTGTCTTGTGCCGCCATAACTGGTGCTAAACCTTCTTCTGGTTCTTCTTCACCGTTCTGTGCCGACATCATCGCTTCGAATTCTGCTTTTAATTCATCTAAAGCATCTTCTAAATCGACAACTCTGTCTTCTACTGATCCTTCTTCGCCATTTTCGCCGTTGTCAGCGTCTATGTCTTGGCCTAATTCGTCAGCCGCCGCGTCACCTTCGCCTTCTTCATCTGATGCGATATCTTTAACTAATTGGTCAGTAGCATCGCCACCGATTTCTTCAATTGATTCTTCGTCAGATTTTTGAGGTGCAACTACTGGTGCTTGTTTAGTAAAGACACCTTCATCTTTTATGTCTTTATCTTGAACTGTTTCACCTTCAGTTTCTTTAACCGCTTCGTCTTTCTTTTCTTCTGCTTTTTCATCAGACTTTTCAGTTTCTTTGACTTCTTCTTTTTTGTCGTCTTCTTTAGCTTCGTCTTTAGTTTCTGTTTTAGTTTCTGTTGTAGCAGGTACTTCATTTTCTGAATCTGCTAATCCTTCGTAGATGTCTCTTGACTTTTCTACTACGATGTCGTGGAATAATTGTTCTGCTTTATCAGTTTCTTCATTGATTAAAAGTTCTAACAATTGTTCAAATTTATTGCTTGATTGTGTCATATTGCACGTGCTCCTTAATTTGGCAAGTTATTTTACTTATAAGTGTTTATATTTACTAAAAAAAGGTAAAAAGGTGCCTATATTTGACAAAAATGCTTCTTTTTGCAATTTTGTTTATATTTTTATTTGGAGATTAAATTTAGATAGAAATTCTTCTGTTTCAATGTGTTTAATGTTTCCGTTCCATTCTAAATCTTTAGGTTGGAACCATCCTTTAGGTACTACACGCCAAAACTGTATATCTTTAAAGTCTTGTAGGCAACGTTTGGTTTGATTCATCCAGTTACCAAAAAACGTTGCTTCATCTGTGCCTTTTTTATAGTTACGAGTGTCTTTATAAAGGTTATTGAATATGTTTGTTTTACCCTTGGAACTATTGTTGTGTCCCTGGTAGTCAAAACCTAGAATATAAATGTTAGTATGTTTGTGATCACACGCCATTCTTAGTGCAGTTGGTCCTGAACTCCATCCTAAACTTGGTCGGAACCATTGTACGTTATCTAATATTTTTTGATTCTTGTTATATTGTACATTAAAATTGCCCCATACTTTATGTTTTGTAACATAATCAGTTTCTCCTACTTCTAGCATCATTTTTGGATCAACGACAATTAGATAATCTGGAGTTTCTGTACGATAAACAGCATTACAGGCAAAAACAGAACCGTGTTTTTTTAAATCTTCTATTAGGATTCCTTTTCGGGATTCGCCATTTCCGAGTACGAAAGCGGTATTGGACATTATAACTCTAATTCTTCTGTTCCTGTAGGTTGTCCATACATTTTTTGGACAAATTCTGCTTCTTCCTTTTGTTGAGCATCGTGTGATTCAGATGCTAGTCTCATTGAGTTAATATCTTTAAGTGAAAGACGTGTTTTTCTAGTATCATCTTTATCTAATACAGAAATATCGTTTTCGTCGTCGTATGTTTTGTCCTGTTCGAAGCCGTCTGCTGTATATGTAAAGAATTCTAGTAGTTTCATATCAGTATTTAACCTTTATATTGGAGTACCGCCACCAGTGCCTCCAGGTACTGTTCCCCCGCCGCCCGGCGTTGTGCCTGGTGCTCCTGGGCCTGGTTGGCCTGGTTGTGGTGCTTCGGGGTCTGCGGTAGGTTCTTCAAATTGATCTAGATCAGATGTAATACCTGCTTGTGATACTCCACCTGCTCTCATTTGTGTTGCTTTACTTTGTTTTTTCTTAGGTATATTATTCTCTTCAGCCCAAAGATCGGCATTTCTTGCCATTTCTTCTTCAGTTAAACCAAGATATCTTTTTAACGCAAATCGTTTTGACATATAAGGAAGTTCTGCAATTTGGCCAAATGTTGATACTCGTTGTGTATCCATTTCAGTTTGTCTATATTGTGCAAAATTTTGTGGTGGATTAAGTTTTAATTCAAACATAGAGTTGTCAATATTATAACCTTTACCGTGAATCCATAATTTAAACTCTTCATCAAATACATTTGCTATCATACTTTGTAATCTAGCACAATATTTGTTAAATCTTAATTCTTGTATGTACGCAGTACCTACTCTACCGTCAGTATATTGTTGCTGTGAATCATCTGGACCAGTTGGCAAATATGAACTTGGTATTTTTAATCCTCTAAACAGTTTGTTTGTAAAGAATTTAAGGTCATCTATCTCACCTAA